TCAGTTCACAGAAGGCCTATATAAAACGGGCAAATCTCCAGCCCAACGGTTTGATCCTCATACATATAAATACGAAACTAAACCCATAGTTGATGATTTAAGTGCGGATGGCAAGGCCCAATTTTATGACACTCTTTTAGATACGCTAGGGATTAAGCAAGACCCAAAAGTAAGATCTGTACTTCTGTATATTGGTGGTAAGTATAGTACTCTTAATCAGCCTGTAATTGATGAAGCCATTGCCAATAAGTTGCTAAGTGTCTTTGGGTCTATGGATGAAACGGCTGCGTTTACTAAGGAAAGAATTTATAAATTTATAGATGAGGAAATAGATAATCCAGAAAATTTACCCGAAGTCAGTGAAGCTTACAAAAAGTACGCGGAATACCTCGATAAAAAACAAGCTGAAACTGCGCCCATAAAACTTACGCAGCATAAAAACGGTGAGCCAACAGCTATTGAAAACCTGATGAATGCCAAGCTTTTGTACGATGAGCTAAAAGACAGTGATCCTGAGTTGGCGAGATCTGGGTTTAATCAAACTGTATTAGAAAACATAAATGGCCCCCTAACAGAAGATGAATTGACCAATGTATCAGCGGGTTTTCTGAATAACTTTGCAAAACCTGTTGTGCGAAATGCTTTAGACACCTTTAACGCCATTAAGTACGATAGAGATATACAGCTTGCAAAGGTAATTAAAGAGTCCAACGGTACTTGGTACGATCTCTATTGGTATGAGCAGGGTGAGTTAAAATCAGCATTAACACAAGCCCGCCGCGCAATGTCTCCAGAAGCTAGGGCAGAAATACCTCCTTACAAGATGCTTAATCAAATGGGCAGTGACCGTGCGGGAGGAGTCACCAGAGAAGACCTAACTTATAATCGTAGATTGCCAGACTGAGTAGATATCGTGGATCCATTAACACATCATCACTATTACAATATCGCTAATGGCTTCGGGGTAGAAGATCCAGATACCGGAAACCTGCAAACCGTCAGATCCATAATAGTGAATATAGACGGTAAAGAAACATTAATTCCAACAGTCTGGGACGGGGAGATCGTCAGTGATCAAGAAGCTATTGATAATGCTATTGCGACAGGCCTTGAGTGGCCTACTGATGAACCAAATCCGGAAGGTCGGGCAAGGTTGCAAGCCCTTGATGCAGAAATCCATGAAGAATTTACGGACGAAACTACACCGGAAGCCGCCTTCGCACTCCTAGAGGCCTCAGCGTACACGTCTCAGTTTAATCAAGAAGACGAGGATGATGGCATCACTCTATACGAGACCTTCGCGCCTCTAGGTAAAGCTGTACTTGCTGGCGGTCAGTTACTTGGAAAGAAAATGGGTTTTGCGCTGGGAGGTTTAGCAGAATCTCGCAAGGGCATCACAACAGAAGCAGGATTAGAAATGGCTAATAAGAGATTTCAGAGAGACGATAAGAAAGCTGACCTAAACGGTGATGGAAAGCTAAACTCCTATGAGAAAGCAAGGGGAGACGCGGTTCAAAAGGCTGTAGCTAAAGACGAAATCCCTGAGATGTCTTGTGGAGGTCTTATGGTAGATCCCATATCAGGAAATGAGATACCAATCGGATCTAATGCTAAAAATGTCCGTGATGATATCGATATTAAAATATCAGAAGGCGAATACGTTTTACCAGCCAACGTAGTTAAATGGCTAGGTCTTAAGGGTATTATGGATCTTCAAGCAGAGGCTGAAATGGGCCTTATGACGATGGAGATGAATGGTCTCATTCAATACACTGATGATGAGGGTGAAGAAGCAGAAATTTGCCCTGAGTGTGATGGCGAAGGATGCGATCATTGTGACGGTAAGGGTTATCACGATGTCGAGGAAGAGGAATCCGATAGCGAAAGCTCTGAGGACACCGAAGTACAGGCCGAGAGTGATCCCAAACAAGAAGAAAAAGACGTCATTGAAACACCCCAAGGCAACGAAATTGAGGTGGTTGGATACGACATAGAAGAACGGAATATGGCTACCGACATGCCAGAGGAGGATGATGAAGATTATTATCCTACTCAAAGTCGGGAACTCACTATGATGAAATCAAAGCCTTTGAAATTCATCATTTAACAAACTGGGCTACCCGTAAACGGCCCCCAATCAAGAGCATAACATGGCAAAATATCGAGGAGCACATCTAGATAATCTAGGTGAGCAAGAAAGACAGGTGCGTGGCGAGCTTAATCAACTAGCTCAACAAGTACAGGATAACACTCCAGTGGAGGATCCAGAAGAAGAAACCTTTCGTAAGCGTTATGGTGATTTACGCACACACATGAACAATGTGATGCAGCAGAAATCTTTAGAGATTGAAGCTTTAAGACGCCAGCTAGATGACGCTTCGAAGGCGCAGATTAAATTCCCCAAAACGGACGAAGAAATTGAAGCGTGGAGTAAAAAGTACCCAGACGTAGCACAGATCGTTGATACCATAGCACAGAAACGCGCTAATGAAGCGATGGTTGCCCTAGATGAGGGAAAGAAACGGCTAGAAAGTTTGGAGAATAAGCTAACGCGAAAAGATGCGGAGCAACAACTATTACGTCTGCATCCGGATTTTGCAGAGATTAGGCAAGACCCCAATTTTCATCATTGGGCATCTACACAGCCTCAAACAATTCAAGATGCCTTGTACAAAAATAACAAAGACGCTTTATCAGCGGCTAGAGCTATTGACTTGTACAAAGTAGATATGGGCAAGAGAAAGAAGTCACCTAAATCCGCCGCTCAGTCGGTAGGACGTACATCTTCTTCACGCCCCACAACCAACGGTAAAGCTCAGTTTAGCGAGAGCCAGATAGAACGTATGTCTATGGCTGAATACTCTAAAAATGAGCAAGCTATCATGGAAGCAATGAGCAGCGGTAATTTTATCTATGACGTGTCAGGCGCTGCTCGTTAACTATTGAATTAATAGCACAACTTGTGTTATAATTAAGGTAAGTAAGACCGCACATTAGTGCCTACTCTTCTTACATTTTCCCAGAAGAAAAATATGTCTACCAGTGCTCAGGCCTGTTCGCACCACCCTGAGTAAGCACTGCCACATCTCTTCGTGATCCTGACGGTTCAAATCAGCCATTTACGGAGGAACAAAGATGGCATTTTCATCAGCAAGTGGGTATACAAACTTACCCAATGGAAACTTCAGTCCAACCATTTTTTCAAAAAAGGTCCAGCTGGAGTTCCGCAAATCTACAGTTGTAGGCGATATCACAAACTCTGATTATTTCGGAGAGATTGCCTCAGCAGGGGATACGGTTCGCATAATGAAGGAGCCAAATATTTCAGTTAGTGAACTGAAGCGCGGCACTTCAATTACGACACAAGATCTCCAAGATGATGACTTCCAACTGGTCATCGATAAGGCTAACTACTTTGCGTTCAAATTGGATGACATCGAGGAAGCTCACAGTCACATCAATTTCATGCAACTTGCGGTTGATCGAGCAGCCTATCGACTCGCCGATCAGCATGACCAAGAAGTACTAGGTTACTTGTCTGGTTACAAGCAATCTGCACTGCATGCAAATGCCAGCGCAGTACGCTCAGCATCAGGTGATGTGAACGGCACGAAGGCTAACACAAGCGCGGGTAACGACGAATTACTCGCTGCAAATAAGTTATTTATGGCAAATTTTGGAAATATCACTACGGCAGCATCTGCTAGCACAACAGGTGATTCAATTCCAATTGCTGCCCGTCTTCCGGGTGCAACGGCACTTCCAACAACAACCATTTCGCCAGCTATGCTTGTAGCACGTATGGCGCGTCTTCTCGATCAACAACAAGTTGACCGTGATTCAAGATGGCTCGTTGTAGACCCAATTTTCATGGAAATCCTTCGTGACGAAGACTCACGATTCATGCAAGCCGATTGGGGCGAGTCCGGTGGTCTTCGGAATGGTTTGGTCGTAAACAACTTCCACGGTTTCAAAGTATACCAAAGCTCAAACCTGCCATCAGTAGGTACGGGAGCCGGAACCACTGGAACTACGGCGCAGGACGACAACTACGGAGTGCTAGTTGCAGGTCATAGCTCAGCAGTTGCTACAGCAGAACAGCTTAACAAGGTTGAGACCTATCGTGACCCAGACTCATTTAGTGACATCTGTAGAGGTATGCACCTCTATGGTCGCAAGATCCTGAGACCAGAAGCAATTGTAACCGCTCGTTACAACGCTGCGTAGAAAAGGTTAAGGGCAATGTCTATTACGCTAACCGTAGCCGCTAGAAATGCTGCTTTGGATGGTATTGTAGATCTAATAGATTTAGGAACTGGCTCAGCAGGTTCTGTGCAAATACTGGATAGTTCCAATACTGAGTTAGCCACGTTGCCCTTATCCAATCCGGCCTTTGGGCCAGCGAATAATGGAACGGTCCTAGCAAATACAGTTACTAGAGATAACACTGTTAATGCTGGGACCGCTTCTATTTTTAAAGTGTTCAATACAGAAGGCCAAGAGATTTTCTCTGGCACAGTAAGTGGATTGAACGGTGGTGGTGACCTCGTTCTCTCCAACGCAAACCTAGTTGTAGGAGACAGTGTTAGGGTCTCCTCATTTTCAATGACAATCTGAGGAGAAGCTCATGTCACTTTCTGATAGCTTTGAGACACATACTCTCAAATATCTTTTAACCACAGATAGCGTTACTCGCCCAACAAGTTGGTACGTGGCGCTTTGCACAACTGATCCCACAGATTCCGCTCTGGGAACTGAGGTATCAACCTCTGGAACAGCATATGCCCGTCAGTCCGTGACTTTCACGGTTTCTGGCAACAATGCGTCCAACTCGTCTGCGATTGAGTTCCCAGAGGCCACAGCGTCCTATGGCACAGTCGTAGCAGTAATGATTATGCCAGCATCAACAGGCGGCACAGCGAGCGATATGATCGCACATGCGCAGCTAACAACAGACAAAGCAATCGCTTCGGGCGACATCTTCCGCATCCCAGCAGGGGATCTGGACATCAACATCGACTAATTAGGAGAGTGCCAGATGGCTATTCTGACGGATTTCATGGAGCGGAAGCTGCTGGATCACATCTTCGGAGTGACTGAGATGACAAAACTCACGTCACTTTATCTGGGTCTCTCTACAACAGCGTTTTCGGAGTCGGATACGGCTTCGCAAGCACTGGCAAAAGAACCCGGATCATCTGGCACAACCTACAACGGCAACGGCTACAGTCGGGTCAACGTATTTAATAATTTCAATGATACAAGCACTTACAATGCGGGGTCTACAAATAATTCCCAAATAAGTTTTCCCGAAGCTACGACTTCCAACTGGGGAGATATTGGCTATTGGGCTTTGTATGAAGATGCGCTTCCCTCCAACGGCACATCTTCATCTACTATCGATGCTGATAACGGACAGAAGCCCCTAATGATTGGGTCATTTAGTGCCGCTGTGACAACAAATGTTGGGGATCAGTTTAGAATTGCTTCGGGTGATTTCGATATAACTCTTCCTAATGTGCTGCAATATTCAAGTAACAATCTTAACACTAATGGCGATGGCCTTTTTTCGAAATATCACCTTATCAATTTGATGGGTCTGGACGGTGGTAATTCGCCGTTTGGTTCATATTCTACATGGGAATTTCAAGACGGGACTGCAAACAACAAACGCTTTTGGTTGGGCGTATCCACGTCAGCGTTTGGTAGCGGTGGGGCTAATAGTGAGGATGATGCGGGTTCTCAAGAACCCGGATATGGTGGTGGTACTGCTTCCAACCTCTCATTTTATTCACTCTATGGGTACACACGACCCCAAATTGAGTTCAGTGCGGCGTCCACTTCGAATGGAACCACAACAATTACAAATTCCAATGCGGTAGAGTTTCCAGAGGCTACCAATAGCTGGGGAGACCTAACCCATTTTGCTATTTTTTGTGGTGGTGACAAAATTGGAACCGCAACTTATCAAGCACAAAACCGATATCCAAAGTACCCTGCTGGATCTGGAGTTACACTCGGTACTGGCAGTGGAAACGCCACAGTTTCTCAGCGCCGCCCGTTTTTTATCGGTGCTTTGGATGCCACTAAAACAATTGGTAGCGGCGATACTTTGCGTTTTCCCGCTGGTTCGATCTCTATAGCCCTAGACTAAGGATTTCCCATGCCTCAATTTGCGGATCGGGTTAAGGTCACCTCGACCTCGACGGGTACAGGTGCGATTACACTCTCATCTACTGCTGTGTCGGGCTATCAGGCATTCCCATCCTCATTAGATGGGGAGACTGTCGGATATGTAATTGAGAGTGGGTCTGCGTGGGAAATCGGCACAGGCACATATACACACTCCTCATTAAATCTAACACGGTCACTGCGTTCTTCTAGCACAGGCTCTCTTTTGAGTTTGGCGAGTGGGACGCATACCGTTTTTTTAACACCCGCATTTCAAGATATTCAAATTGTAGAAGCATTCTCTAGCACTTCGGATCTTCCATCAGCATCTGACAACCACGGGCGCATCTATCATGTGCATGGTGAAGGGGCGCTATATTTTGCTCATAGTGGTAGCTGGGTTAAGGTCGCTAATTACAGCGACATCACGACTTATTCCAACGCTACCACTTCAGCCGCTGGGCTAATGAGTGCCGCCGATAAAACAAAGTTAGATGGTGTAGAAGCCTCAGCAGATGTCACTGATACCACCAATGTCGTGGCAGCGCTAACCGCTGGAAACAACATTACAATTGCTGCCGATGGGACAATCAGTAGCACTGCATCTGGCGGTATCACAGTACAAGACGAAGGTAGTGCGCTCACCACCACAGCAACTACTCTCAACTTTGCTGGAGCAGGGGTTCAAGCCACAGGTACGGGCGCTACAAAAACAATCACAATCAGCGGTTCTAGCATCTCTGGCACACTGACTGATCCAGTAAAGCAGACTGAGTTCACAGGTTCCGCAACGACCACTTTTACGGTCGGCTATACAGTCGGAAGCATCAGCGTATTTCTGAACGGGGCTAAACTCGCAGCCTCAGATTTCACCGCCACGAATGGCACTTCTGTAGTCTTAGGTTCTGCTTGTGCCGCCTCGGATATTGTTACTGTCGTCGAATACGGAACACCTTTTGCTTCTCCTTATTCTTCTACCGTTTTTACAGTCGGAACATCCTCAGAGTACAACACGTCTACGAAAGTCCTCACCACAAATTACACTGCTAATAAGGTGGCGATCTATCTTAATGGCGTGAAACTTTTGAGCGGCACCGACTACACCGCAAGCAACGGCACAACAATAGACCTCACCAACTCAAGCCCTACAACTGGCGATAAGATTGAGGTGGTTGAGCATGGGGCGTTGGCAGATAGTGGCACCCTTATAGGATTAACCGACACGCCTAGTTCACTAGGAACAGCGGGACAAATTCTACAAGTCAATTCTGGGGCTACCGCCCTTGAGTTCGCAGACGCTAGCGGCTCTGGGGTAACAGTCTACACAGGTCTGTCTGGCACTGATGGCACTCCTTCTGGTGCCACTTACTTGCTAAACGCCTCTAGCCCGTCAGCGGGTGATCTTGCATATGTCTCCGCCAACACGTCACTTTACCAAAACAACGGTAATGGGTGGTACAGGATTGCGGTTATCAATACTACTCCAACTATTTCTAGTGTAGCGGATGCTTCGAGCAACACCACACCGTTTACTTTAACTGGTGGCACTAATACCGTTATTACGGTCACGGCCTCTGATGCAGATGAAGGCACAGATCTGGTATACTCTTACAGCGTTACGTCAGGCAGTTTAAATGGCACCACAGTAACCCAAGGCACGGGTGCGAGTGAGAATGTGTTCACTATTACCCCTCATGCTTCGAATGCCACGACTTTTAGTTTAACTTTTACTGTGTCGGATAATATTAACGCAGCGACATCTGTAGCAGCATTTTCCTTGTCCTTTATAAGTTATGCAAACGCCACTCAACAAGCCAAAATACAAGCCAGTGATGCTAATGGTACGTGGTTTGGAGAGGCTCTCTCTATTTCTTCAGATGGCAACACGGCTATTGTAGGTGCGAAATATGATTCTACCACTGACACACACAACGGCGCTGCCTATATATTAACACGTTCTGGTACGACTTGGTCTCAACAAGCAAAACTAAAGGCAAGTGATCCACAAGCGTATGACAACTTTGGATGTTCTGTCGCTATATCAGACGATGGAAATACAGTCATCATGGGTGCGCTCCAAGAAGACACTACTGCATCAGACGCTGGCGCTGCCTACATATTTACACGATCAGGCACAACGTGGTCTCAACAAGCTAAGATACAAGCCAGTGATGCACAAGCTGGTGATTCTTTTGGGCGGGCTGTTGCTATATCAGACGATGGCGATACAGCTATTGTAGGTGCTAATACGGAAGACACTAATGGATCAAATGCTGGCTCTGTTTATGTTTTCACCAGATCAGGGACATCATGGGGTCAACAAGCCAAACTACAGGCCAGTGATGCAGAAGCTAGTGACCAATTTGGGATGTCTCTTTCTCTATCAGACGATGGTAATACAGCCATTATAAGCTCTTTTGCCGAAGACACCACGGCAACAGACGCTGGCTCCGCTTATATCTTTACACGTTCTGGTACGACTTGGTCTCAACAAGCAAAACTACAAGCCAGTGATGCAGAATCTAGTGATTATTTCGGGTATTCTGTCTCTATTGATTCAGATGGAAACACCGCCGTCATAAGTTCGAGATATGAAGACACCACTGCAACAAACGCTGGCTCCGCTTATATCTTTACACGTTCTGGTACGACTTGGTCCCAACAAGCCAAACTACAGGCCAGTGATGCAGACGCTAATGATTATTTTGGAAATTCTGTCGCTATTTCTGGCGATGGGGATATCGCCATCATAGGTTGTTTATATGACGACACCACTGCGACAGACTCTGGTGCAGCTTATGTTTTCACCAGATCAGGTACGACTTGGTCTCAACAAGCAAAACTAAAAGCCAGTGATCCAGAATCTAGTGATATGTTCGGCTCAGCGGTCACTATTTCCTCAGATGGCGACACGGTTATTGTAGGTGCTCATTTGGAAGACACCACTGCAACAAATTCTGGCTCAGTTTATGTTTTTGTCCCGGGGTAAAAATTGAATGACTAAAAGTAGAGATCTTGGAAACGTAGCTCAATCGATAGCTACCTCTTTACCTACCTCCTTGGGAAGTGCGGGTCAGGCGATTGTTGTGAATACGGGTGCGGATGGCTTGGAGTTCGGCGATGCGGGTTCAAGCGTAACTGTTGTTGAAAGCCTAACTGCTTTAGGGGCTATCAGTAGCCCTTCTGCTGGGGATATGGCGCTCGTAACAGATTTGAATAAAATCTTTGTTCGCAAGGCGGCGGGTTGGTATTTGATTGCTACGGTTACGAACCAAGGGCCACAGTCGGTTTCTATAGCTATCTCTGGTGGTGGTAGTGGAACATCTTCTGCTTACACACTTGCAGACAA